GTTCCTACGGACTCCCAAACGAATCAGGAAGCGCAGGTGCGTGACCGCGAGGCTCTCGCGATCCACACCATGCGCGTCGCAGCCGCTGCGGGCGGCACCGCTGCGAAGAAGTAAGGCTTTGCCCGAAACGCAAGACGCCCTTGGGCGAAACCAATTTCTTCAGGAGTCCTGAAATGGCAACGAAAAAAGTCATTCTGTCGGAAACGTCTTCGGACCAGACCGAAAACGTCATCACGGTCAAGCTCGGCACTTCGGGCACCCCGCTGACGGACGCCGATCGCGGCAAGCCGGTGAAGCTCACTGGCGACGCGCAGTTCGATATCTGCTCGGCTGGCGACCAGATCGAAGGCTACGTCTCGTCGATCTCGAACTTCACGGCCGACGGTCTGACGGTGGGCGCGGTGCGCTACATCGAGCCGGGCAACAAAAAGGAAGCCATGATCGCTACGGCCGGCTGGGCCATCGGCAACTACGTGCTGGCTGACGCGCAGGCCGCTCGCGGTACGTACAACGACGTGAACCAGTTCCCGCGCCCCAAGGTCAAGCTGACCGCCGACCAAGCCGCAGCAACGATCGCGGCGCTGACGTTCAAGCTGCGCATCGTTGGTGTGTTGCCCGGTTTCAACATCGGCGACGCGAACGCTGTCGTTGTCCTGATGCGCGCCTAAAGCCCGCAGCGTCCATTAAAAATCCTTAAGGGGAAACACAAAATGAAGGTTACCTTCCTCGACGTAGCGGGCGCACAGCAACAAGCCACGCTGCCTCTGAATCTGTACCAGGCGGCGCACGAAGCGCACATGACGGTGGATTCCTACCTGGCGCAGAAGTACAAAACGGACCCGAGCAAGTACGGCTCGACGATGAACCAGATGTTCGCCTCGGCAGGCATCTTCTTCTCGGAAGACAAGACGCTCGGCCTGAAGAAGACCACCGTCGCGGAAGCCGTGAATGGTACGTGCGACACGCAGTTTCAGGTTGCAGGCTCGGCGAACACGGCCGACGCTGTGCCGGCGTCGCGAATTCTGTTCCCGGCTGCGCTGCTGCAGATGGTCGAAAGCCAGCTGTACGGCAACCGCCAGAGCGAAGTCGCACTGTTCGACACGTTCATCACGGACAAGCAGACCGTGTCGAACTCGCGCTACTGGTGGCCGGTTCTGGACTACGCGCGCCCGTCGCAGGCAACCAGCTCGCGCATCTCGCAGCTGGCTGAGCCGAACCTGATGATGACCCTGACTGCGTCGGACAAGACGGGCTCGATCCCGACGTTCTCGCTGGGTCTGGTCATCTCGGACGAAGCGATGCAGCAAAACACGCTCGACTTCGTCGCGCTGTCGATGACGCGCCAGGCAGAAATCGAAGCGGCTGCCCGCCTTGACGAGTGCGTGGAGGCGATGATCAACGGCGACGTGGACATCGGTCAGGCTGCGCTCCCGACGAACAAGGTGTCGGCATACGACACGTCGATCACGACCCCCGGCACGATCACGCACCTCGCGTGGCTGCAGTGGCTTTCGTCGAAGCGCCGTATCCGCCAGATCAACGTGTGCCTGATGACGCTCGCAACGTTCATCAAGCTGGAAAACCGCACGGGTCGCCCGACCAAGCTGGAAGACGCGAGTGCGCAGCCGTTCGAACAGCGCCCGGACATCATCCCGTCGCTGCTGAACCTGTCTCTCTCGGGCGTACAGGTCATGATCTTCGACAACAACGTCATCCCGGATGACCTGATTGTCGGCTTCGACACGCGCTACGCGATGCGCAAGGTCACCAACGCGCAGGCTGAGTACTCGGCCATCGAGCGGATGGTGCTGCAGAAGGGCAACAGCATGCGCTGGGACTGGGGCTACACGGTTCACCGTCTGTACGACCAGGCATGGGACGTTCTGTCGCTGACTGTCTAAGCGACGGATGACTGGCTGGGAGATTCCGGCCAGTCGAGCCTGAAACGGGCCGGTTGGGAGATCCCGGCCGGCCCGTTTTACATTCAACATCGAGAGGACCACATGGCAAAGATTATCTCTGGCGCTTACATGGAAGCCGTTAAGGCACGCGTAGCCGCACTCGAAGAACACCTTGGCAAGAACGCAGAAATCAAGAACCTGGTGGGCACGCTTCGCCACCCGTTCACCGAAGCGCGGTTCGAGCTGAACAGACTCACCGCGCACGAATTCGACGGCTTCCTGCTCGGTCAGTTGGTGGCCGGCCGTGTGATCGCCTTCATCGAAGGTAAGCAGCTGGGCCAGGAACTCCCCGAGATCAAGGATTCGCCGGAAGGCAGCGGCGTCGATCGTACCGACGCCGCACCGCTGGTCGAGCAGCTGATCAAGCAACCGGAAACCCCGGCAGAGCCCGATGCGCCGGAAACCCCGGCAGAGCCCGATGCGCCGACGGAACCGGAAGCACCGGCGCCGGCCGCGAAGGCCAGCAGCATCCTCAAGAAAGCAGCCCAGTAAGGAACCGCGCAGATGCCCACCATCACCGGCCTCTCTCAGATTGTCTCCGACGACGAGATGCGCGCGATGCTGGGCGTCGCCGTGAAGGAGATGAAGTCTGGCACCCTCGACCTGCCGGTGTATCTCCGGTCGGTGAAGGTCCATTCGAACCGCACGGACAAGCGCGCGTGGAGCCTTTACGAGTCGCTGCCCGTCGACGCCACGACCTATACCGAAGCCCAGGCTGACTTCAGTGACCTGTACCTGACGTTCCTCGCGTGGAGCGCCGCGCGCGTGGTAGCGATCGCCCTGCCCCAGTTCTCGCCGCAGGAGATCGCAAACGGTCAGGCGATCATGCAGCGCAACGACGACGCGAGCGTCACGACGATCGCGAACATCGACAAGCATATTGGCGAGATCGTACCGATGCTGGTCTCGGCCATTGATGTGCTCCAGCCGGCGCAAGCCTCACAGGTCACGACAGCGTTCGCGATCGGTAAGTTCGGCGCATCCGGCGACCCGGTGACGGGGACATAGTCATGGACCTGATCGATTGCGCGAGCTTCTTCGACGACACCGCCGTCTGTGCGCCGGGCTCTACCGTGCCGCTGTTTATGGCGAACCTCGAACTGTTCGCGAACCAGCAGCGCGACGGCCTGCAGACGCAGCGCCGGATCGTGGCCTACGACCCGACGCAGGTATTCACGCTGCCCGCAGACGGCATCGTGTCGTTCGCCGGCCGCAACTGGGCGCTCGGGCTCACCGCCCCTGACGACTTCGAAGGCAGCCCTGTGCGGGCGGCGTACGTCGCGCACATGGCCGACACGACGTTTAGTATCGGTACCGGGATGGACTGGCTGAACGGGGCGCCGCGCGCGAGCAGCTTCGCTGGCTGCGTCTGGGACAAAGACAGCAAGGACGCCAACGGCACCGAGGAAGTGTGGTCGCTGGTCACGCTCTACACCGGCGCTGCGTTCGATGCGAGCGAGAACGAGTTTGTGCTGGTCAGCGGCAGACTGCACCGCGTGCGCAACACGTATGTGACGAGCGCTGGCATCGGCGCAATCGAGGCGCTTGAGCTGCCGTCTGACGCACTCACTCAGGTCGTGTACACCGCGAGCGCGGCGTTCGACAAGGTCGCGAACAAGCCGGTCGCCGCCGCGCCGGTGACGCTGCCCGCGCTGGTCATGCGCTACTACCAGCAGAGCCGTGTCATCGCGCAGGCGCAGGACAAGCCCAAGGACGGGGATCTGGTCGCGCGCGTGCGCCCGGCCGACTACCCGACGCTGCAGGCCGGTGACGGCTTCAAGGTGGACGGCTACGACTTCAAGGTGTGCGCGCAACGTCCGCAGACCGACGGCACCGTGTGGGTCCACCTGACGCGATGAAATTCCAGAACCTCGACGCCTTCATGGCGGATGTGAAGCGCAAAGTCCTGCTCGGCATCGAGAAGGACGTAGTGCCCATCTTCAAGGGCGTCGTGCTCGAAGCGACCGTCAACCTGGTGTCGGGCGACGGTCGGTACGCAGGTACGCCGGAATGGTCGGGCAACGCCGCCGCGAACTGGTGGCCCACGGTGAACTCCCCTGCCACCGCTTTTGTCCCCTACTTCAATAACCCGAAGTGGCCGGGGCCGCCGTCGGAGTACAACGGCAACGCGAACCAGCGCGAGGCTGCGGTGGCGATCTCGGTGATGCGCGTGCGGCAGTTCCTGCAGCAGCTCCCGAAGAGCGCGTCGAGGTCCATGACGGTGTACATCACCAACACGGCGACGTACCTGCGGGAGTATCAGCCGTATGGCGAGGGCGCGACGTTCCGACTTGAGAACCTCTACCCACTCTCGGCGATGCGCGCTGCGATGGCGCTTAACGCTGAAGTTGCAAACGCATCGACATCCCGGCTGGAAGGCTGGAAGGCAGGATTCAAATGAGCCGTCAGGCGCTGATCGAGACTCTGAGCGCTGCGGTTCTCGCCGCGCTCGGCACGCAACCCGTGGACGTTTTCACCGAGAACGGGCCTGAGCCCGACTTCGCGAATCAGCAGCGCGCGTTCGTCGTGTTCGAGATCGCCATCGACCGCCGACTCAAGATCGGGCTCGGCGAGGCACCCAAGCGGCTCACCGGCGCCGTGCAGTTCGGCATCTTCGAGCGCGCCGGCCAGGGCACAGGCGTGACGATCGCCGTGCAGGACGCGCTCGATGCTGCGCTATCGAACAGGTATATCGGAAGCGCGCTCGTAAATGGTTCGCAATCCTTCAGACCTGCGCCTTTCAGCCAGTGGAACCCCGCTGGCGTGCAGTATTTGTTCAGTTTCGACGACATTGATTGACCAATTAACAAGCATCCGCGAGAATCGCGGCAGTAAATAAAGGAGCTTCGCCATGACTACGCTTGCGGCATCCAGCCAGACACAGATGCGGTACATCCCGGAGACGGAGGAAGGCACGACGCCGACCACCGGCAACGGGGTGAACCTGCGTATGACAGGCGAAACGCTGGACTTCAACCTGACCAAAGACAGCTCGAAGGAAATCAACCAGTCGCGGCAGATCCGCGCGCTGGCGATTACCAACGCTCAAGCCCAGGGCGCGATTAATTTCGAAATGGTCTATAAGGAGTACGAACCGTTCCTGGCGTCGCTGCTGATGGGCACGTGGGCCATGTACGGCACAGCAGGCAGCTCGACGGCTGCGATCACCGCAACGTTCGCGCCGGCATCGGGCGGCCACGACCTTGTGACAGCTTCGGCAGCAACGACCGGCAACGATGCGTGGACCAAGCTGAAGAAAGGCGACTACGTGCGCATCGACGCACCGACGGCTGGCCCGGCGCTGAACGCAGGCAACGCTGGCTTCTTCCAGCTGGACGCAGACGGCACGGCCACGGTCCTCAGCTTCGCGCTGGGCTCGGGCATCGTGGCGCAAGCTGCGGCCGGCATCAAGGTGTCGAGCGCGAAGCTGCAGATCGGCACCACGCCGTCCAGCTTCACGCTGGAAAAGAACTTCACCGACGTCGGTCAGTTCTTCTCGTACAACGGCATGCGCGTGTCGAAGATGGACCTGTCGCTGTCGACCGGCAACTTCATCACAGGCTCGTTCGACTTCCTCGGCCGTCACGGCGAGCGCACGCAGGCTTCGGTGCTGCCGGGCTCGCCGGTGGCGTCGCAGTCGGGTCGCTCGATGTCGGCGGTCACCGGCGTGCCTGACGTGCGCCTTGACGGTGTGCCGATCTACACGACCTACAGCACGTACGCGAAGGAAATCACGGTTTCGTTCGACAACCAGCTCGAAGGCCTGCAGGCTCTCGGCACGCTGGGCAACGTGGCGCTGATGCCGAAGACGATCCAGCTGACGGGCAGCCTGTCGCTGTATCTGGAACCGGGCGCGACGCTGCCGTATGACGACTTCGTGAACGACGTCACGCACAACTTCTCGTTCATCGTGAAAGACCCGGACGGCAACGGCTACGCATTCGTGTTCGACCAGATCGACTTCAGCTCGATGCCGGTGCAGGCCACGGCTGACGGCCAGGCGGTGATGATGGACGCGAAGTGGACCGCGATCATGGGTGCCACGAGCGGCAACTCCCTGTCGATCTACCGTTTGTAAAACGCTTGAACAGAGTCTCGCGGCTCTGTAGACTGCGCCCTGAAAGCCGACCACGCCTTCAGGGCGTTTTTCATAACACTTAGGACTGGGAACCAACATGGATATCTTCAAGAAGTTTGCGACCGACGCTGCGAAGGAAGTGAACGGCGTGCGCCACCCGCTGGACGCCACCACCACCATTGTCGTCGCGCGGTTCGGCAACGACAACGCGAACGCCCTCTTCCGCACGCTGCGCGAGCGCCACGCTGTCGTGCTGGCCTCGACCGACCCCAAAATTGCCGACAAGGCAGCGGTCGACAACCTCGTCGAAGTGATGGCGAACCACATCCTCGTGGGTTGGGAAGGCATCGAATTCAATGGAGCACCGCTCGAATACTCGGTCAGCAACGCAGTCACCCTGCTCCAGCTGACGGACTTCCGCGACCTGGTGTTCAACCTCTCGCGCAATGCGGACAACTACCGCTACGACGCGATCGAGAAGCAGGAAAAAAACTCGTCGGCCGCCTGACCTGGGAGCTGCAGTGGGGGCCACAAATCGACTTCCTGACGCAGATCTGGCAAGCGACCGGCAAGCAGCCGCAGCCGCTCCGAGACAAGCCAGAGCTAAGCGCAGACGACGTTGAGATGTACGCGGTGTTCCGCCATCTGAGTTCGGCGCGGATATACACCGAGGTCGGCCCCCAGCCAATCCCTATATCGGAGGTGCTGGCGTACTGCGAGATGATGCGAATCCGGGATCTCGACATGCGCCAGGCAGTCCTGCAGATCGTCCAGTCGCTCGATGGAAAGTTTGTCGAGCATCAGGTGAAGAAGATGCAGGGTAAGCGCACCGCCCCCGAGCCAGACGGCCACCGCAAAAGCGCTTGACGCCAGCCCTTTCGGCTGGCGTTTTCACACGTAAGGCCGGATAATGCGCCTCATCTGAGGATACCTAAATGTCTGAACAAGCTGGCGGCGTCGCCCTCGTAGCAACGCTGGACTACGGTCCAGCGCTGGATGCGCTCGACAAGTTCAAGGCTGCAATCCAGTCGATTGAGAACTCGGGCGCGAGCATCAGCAAGACGACCGAAGCGCTGCAACGCGCCGGCAACCAGATGCAGGAGATGGCGGCCGGGATCAACGCCAACGCGCAGGAAGCTGAAGTAGCGATCGCCAAGATCAACGAGATGGCCGTCGCGAGAAAAGCCGCAGCTGAAGTGGCCGTCGAGGCGTCGGCTGAAGAGGCTGCAGCCGGCAAGATCGTCACCGACCAGATGAAGGAGACGGCGGCGCAGTATGTGCAGGCGCAAAAGGCTCAGAGCGCCGCCGCCAAGGTGCGCGCCGCTGAGGCAGCCAATGCCACCAAGTCGCAGGCCGAGGCCGAGGCCCGCGCCGCTGCAGACCGTGTCGCAAACTTCCAGACAGCGCAGGCGCTCGAAAAGGAGCTGGCTGCGTCCGCAGAGGCGCGCGCTGCCGCGTCGAGCCGGATCAGCGATTCGTCCATCGTCTCCCAGCGCGCCGAACAGGAAGCTGCCCAGCTGGCTGCGGCCAAGGAGCTTGAGGCGCAGGAGAAAGCCGCCGCAGCGGATCGGGTCGCCAACTACAAGACGGCGCTCGCGCTCGAAGAAGAGCTGGCCGCGTCCGAAGCGCGTCGCGTCGCGGCGTCGGCAAAGATCAGTGACTCGTCCATCGTCTCTCAGCGCGAGGAACAGGAGAAGGCCGCCGCACGCGCAGCCGCCGACCGCATCGCGAACGACCAGACCGCCCTCGCCCTCGAAAAAGAGCTGATGGCCTCCGAGGCGCAGCGCGCCGCAGCGTCCTCGAAGATCGGCGATTCTCAGGTTCTGGCGCAGCGCACCGAGCGGGAGAGGGATGCCGCACGGGCAGCTGCGGATCGGATCGCCAACGACCAGATCGCGCTGGCGCTCGAAAAAGAACTCGCCGCGTCTGAAGCTCAGCGCACCGCAGCTTCCGCGAAAATCAGTGACTCGACTGTCCTCGCGCAACGCGCGGAGCAGGTGGAAGCGTTAAAGCGCGAGATGGCCGCGCAGAAGGAACTGCAGGCCATCGAGGCGTCGCGCAACGCTGACCTCGTCGCGAGCGCTGCGTACCTGTCCAAGAGAGACGGCGCCCGGCTGCGCACGCTGCAGGAGATCGCGGCGGCCGAGAAGCTCAGCGGCACGACTGTGGCGAACAACCCCTCGCTCGCGGCCAAGTTCCCGAGCGCGGCTATCGGCGACTACACCGTGGTCGGCGCTGCGCAGAAGACCGCGCACCAGTTGGCGGCGGATCTCGAAGCCGTCGGCGAGGCTGGCGGCAAGGCCGCGATCGGGTTCCACGCGACGGCCGGTACCGCGCGCGAGTTCACCACGATCATGAAGGATCTGTTCACAGGTGAATGGTCGCGCATGGCCGCGTCCGTGACCCGCCTGCTGACGATCTCGGGCACGTTCGACGGCATTCTCAGCGTGCTCGGGCTGTCGCTGTTCGCAGCAGGCACGGCGACGGCTGTGATGGCCGCTGCCGCCATCAAGGGCGCGCAGGAACAGAACGCGCTCAACCTCGCGCTGGCGCAGACCAACAACATCGCCGGCACGACGGTATCCGGTCTGGAAGAGATTGCTGAGTCGGCCGCGCACGCGGGCGGCACGATCGGCAGTGCAAAGGACGTCGTGCTGGAGCTGGCGCAGTCGGGCCGCTACACGGCAGACCAGATCGCCGCGATCGCCACCTCTGCGGCGCTGCTACAGCAGGCTGGCGGCAACGTCGAGAATTTCGTCAAGCAGGTCCAGTCGATCAAGGACAGCCCGACCGAGGCGGTGTTCAAGCTCGACGAGCAGTATCACTTCCTGACCGCGTCCACGTACGAGGCGATCGCTGCGGCTGAGCGCCACGGCGACCGGATCGGTGCAGTCGCGCTCGCGATGAGCGACCTGACGAGCGCAACCGACGAAGCGTCGAAGAAGGTGATCGAAGACCAGGGTTTGATGATCGCCGGCTGGATGGAAGTCAAGAAGCTGATCAGCGAGACCATCGACGCGCTGGAAGGGCTCGGGCGCAAGCAGTCGATCGGGCAGCAGATCGCCAAGCTCCAGGCAGACATCGCATCGGACAAGGCGCAAGGCCCGACGCAGGACGGCGCCGGTGGCGTCGAGATGAACGACACGTCCGAGAAGGAGAAGCAGCTCTACTTCCTGCAGGAGCAGCTGAAGTACGAAGAGTTCATTGCCAAGCAAAAGGGCGAGCAGACGCAGGCGACACGCGCGCAAGTTACCGCGCAGCAGCTGCTCGACGCGGAGCGTAAGAAACTTGCCACGCCGGCTGACAAGCGCGCGGCGGAAGAGCAACGGCTTCGCCAAGGACTGCAGCCGCTCGTCGATCTCGGTGTAGCCAACGGCGGCATCTCGCAGCAGGACGTCGACGACCTGGTCGCCAAGGCCAACGCGAAGTATCACGATAAGAAGACGCCGCGCGGGCACATCGACCCGACCAACTACAACGCCGCGCAGGAGATCGCCAAGCAGGACGCCGCTGCCCTAAAGACGGCCCAAGATCGTTTGGCAATCCTCAAGAACCTCGGTATCGCGATCGACGAGCAAAAATACGCGCAGATCGAGACGCTGCAGGTTACGGCGGAGCAGTCGAGCTACGAGGCGTCGCGCCAGAAGATCCTGAAGGAAATCCAGAACGCGCAGCGCAACGGCAACGCCGACAGCAAGGCATCGCTGGAGGCATCGCTGCGAGGTCTGGAGCGACAGCATCAGGCAAAGCTGCAGCAGATTCAACTCGACTACGAAGAGCAGGAAGTTCAGCGTGCGATCGCCGAGCGGCTGACGAACATCAACACGATCATTGCCGCGCGCGGCACGATCCTTAAGGATCTGAACACGCTGTACGGCACGGCCAACGCATTCGACCAGAACGCGCTGGACGACGCGGCCGAGCGCGCGGTGACTCAGAAGGCCCAGTACGACCAGGCTGTGCAGTACCAGCAGCTGGTGCAGTCGGGCGCCGATCAGGAGACGCTCGCGCTCGCCCGGCAGGCCAACGTGCTGTCGCTTGCGACACAGATCTACGCGATCGAGCAGGACCGCCAGAAGCTGCTGATGGACAACGCGACCACGCTCGCGAACATCTACCAGCAGACGTTGAACGCGGTCGACGCGCAGATCGCATCGCTGGAGAAAGGTCGCACGACGTTGGCCGATCAGGTCGTGTCGGGCTTCAGCTCTGGCACGCAAAAGGCCAATGAGTCGCTGTTCCAGTCGCTCAAGAGTCCGCAGGCAGCGAGCAAGTACACGCTGCGCGACTACACGTCGAACATCGGCGGCGGCCTGTACGACTCGATCACGAGCCAGCTGTCGAAGTCGATGACTGAGACGCAGCTGAAGGCCTTCCAGGATCTGCTCAAGGCGACCGGGGCGACGTCGCAGGCTGACGCCGCGCGTGATCAGGCTCAGAAGGATCTGGCGCTGAACACACAGTCGATGACGGACGCGCTGAACGTTACGATCCCCGACCTGCTGAGGCAGCTTATCGGCCTCGCGAACGGCACGATCACGCCGAGCGGCCCAGTCGGCAACGCAGCGCTGCCGGGCAGCTCGAACCTCGGCAGCGAGGCTCTCGGCGCATCTTCCACCAGCACACCTGATGACCTGATCAGCGGCTATAAGGGCTCCGGTCGCGACTCCATTACCGCGCAGCTCGACGCAGCGAACGACAGCCTTAAGTCCTTCAAGGCGACTGGTACTGAGACGTTTAGCGCGCTCGGTATGAACGCCACCCAGTTCACCGGCCTGTTTTACACGGGAGTGGTGGCGGCGACGTCCGGGGGCAAGGACGCTTTCAAGAACTTCGCGGCGTATGCGATCGAGCAGCTGCTGGCTGTGTACGCAATCCAGAAGCTGGTCGGTCTGGCTGTTAGTGCGTTCGGTGGGGCGGCCGGCAGCGAGAATGCAGGCGCGGCAGCGACCAGTACGCCGGATGACCTGATCAGCGGCTACAGCGGACACGCCGACGGCACGAGCTTTATTGATTCGAAGGGCTACGTCACGGCGCCGGGCGGCTCGCGCGACGATACCGCGCTTGTACGTCTGTCGCACGGCGAGGCTGTGCTGAACGCGGACGCAGTCAAGCGGCTCGGCCGTAACCGCATCGACGCTGCAAACAAGGGCGCATCGCGCTTCGCTGACGGCGGCGTCGTAGGCGGCTCTCCTTACGCCAGCGGCTCTGGCAATGGCGGAACCAGCGTCTCGATCGCAGTCGATGCGCGCAGTCAAGGCGGCCAGCAAAGCAGCATGAACAAGAGCGCGCAGGACGGCTCGCTGCAGAAGGAGCTGGAGTCCGCGGTGCTGGGCATTATCGCGAAGCACTCCACACCTGGCGGCCAGGTCTACAACACGGTTAAAACGTTGACACGCTGATGGCTACTGATCTGGAAATTTTCGAGTGGGTTGGCGCCTACGGGGGCGCCAAGTCGTTCACGCCGAGCCTGCTGACGGCCGACTTCGGCGATGGTTACTCGCAGGACATCCCGAACGGGATCAACTCGACGCCCAACACGGTAGCGCTCACCTTCCAGCTCAGCTGGAGTGATGCTGAGGATTGTTACGCGTTCCTCAAAAGACAGGGCGGCAGCAAGAGGTTCTGGCTTACGCTGCCTGACGAGGTCGACCCGATCAAGGTCAAGACGGTGGGCGAGGTGAAGCAGGAGTGGACCAACTGGGGCTGGTGCACGATCACGGCCAACTTCAAACAACAATTCGACCCGGACTAGCCATGACGATCACCAGCAACCTGACGACCGAGATGATGAAGCTGGCGCCCGATGCGCTGATCGAGCTATTCATTCTGGACCTGAACCCGATCGGCCTCGCAGCGATCGAGTACTTCCATTGCGGCACGAACGACTACCGCCAGCCGATCGTGTTCCAGGGCATCACATACGCGCCCTTCCCGGTGCAGATCACCGGTTACGAGCAGAACGGCCAAGGCACTGTGCCTACGCCGTCGTTAGCCGTGTCGAACATCAACGGATCTATCTCGCAGACCATTATTCAGTACAACGATATGGTCGGTGCTAAAGTCACGCGCAAGCGCACCTTCAGAAAGTTCCTTGACGGCATGCCCGAGGCGAACGCAACGCAGGAATACCCGCTCGACATTTACTTCATCGGCCGCAAGACGGCTGAAACAGCGGACGTCGTGACGTTTGACCTGACCAGCTCGTTCGACCTCGCGGGCCTGCAGCTGCCGTCGCGGCAGATCATCCAGAACAGCTGCTCGTGGGTCTACAAGTCCGCTGAGTGCAGCTGGATTCCGATCGCCGGCTTCTACTTCGACGCGAACGACCAGCCCGTGCTGCCCGGCGCGGACATCTGCGGCAAGCGGCTGTCCAGCTGCAAATGCCGATTTGTCTCGCGCGGCAACAACCCTGACCTCCCCTTTGGCGGTTTCCCCGGAGCACGCAAATATGTTTGACCTCGTACGACAGATGATCTCGATCGCGCAGGAAGAAGCCGCGCTGCATCCAGACAAGCCGCTGGAGCGCTGCGGCGTGATCGTGAAAGACGGCGACAGCGCGAAGCTGATCGAGTGCACGAACATCGCGCTAGACCCTGACCGGCAATTCAAGATCAGTGCAACCGAGTGGGCCAAGCTGTTCCTGACCGAGGAAGTGCTGGAGGTGTGGCATACGCACCCGAACGAGGTGGCCGCGCCTAGCCAGGGCGACCTCGTGCGGCTGGAGAAGACCGGCCTGCCTTGGCACATCGTCAGCTGGCCGGAAGGCGGCCACAGCTACACGAAACCGACGGGCTACGTGGCGCCGTACGAAGGCCGCGTGTTCATCCACGGCATCCTCGACTGCTACGCGCTGTGCCGCGACTGGTACGAGCGCGAGATGGGCATTGAGCTGCCCGACGACGACCGCGAGGACAAGTGGTGGGACAAGGTGGACGGCCCGAACTACTACGTCGACGGGTTCGAGAAGAACGGGTTCGAGCGCGTCGACCCGGAGGTCAAGACCGCGAACCTGAAGCGCGGCGACGGGTTGCTTATGCAGGTCGCGTCCAGAAAGGTAAATCATGCTGCGGTGTATCTCGGTGAGGGTAAAATCCTGCACCACCTATACGGTAAGTTATCCGAAGTAACGGTGTACGGCGGCGACTGGCAGAAGCGCACGACGCACCACCTGCGGCACAAGTCACAGCTATGAGACAAATCGACAACACGAAGACTGAGATCATTCTGGGCGGGGAGATGGGCGATAAGTACGGTCGCAGCCATCACCTCGTCGTGGACAGCCCTGTCGAAGCGCTGCGCCTGCTCATGATGAACTACCCGCAGTTCAAGCAGGATCTGATCGACGGCGCTGCGGCCGGCGTGGATTATCAGTTCGTGGTTGACGACTCGCGCAGCATAGGCGCGACCGAGCTGAACCTGCCGATCGGCGGCCAGCGGCTTTTTTTCGCCGCGATCGTGGAAGGCGAGAAAGGCGTGGGCGGCATTCTCGAAGCTGTGGCCGGCGTGATCCTGATCGCGGTTGCGACGGTATTCCAGCAGTACGAGCTGTACCCGGCCCTCACACCACTGCTCGGCGCTGCCGGCGCGGGCCTGTTGCTCGGCGGCATCACATCACTCCTGACGACCATTCCGAAGGCCACAGGCGCGTCGAACGACTCGCTGACTTCGTTCTATTTCAACGGCCCGGTCAACACGCAGCAGCAGGGCTTGCCCGTGCCGGTGGTGTATGGCCGCGCACTGATCGGCTCGACCGCGATCTCGGCCAGCATGCAGGCTGTGGATCTCGTGAGCGCGCCGGCTGAAACGGGGAACCTGACTTGAACGAACTCGTACCTTTCCCGCTGAAGGGCGGTTACCTGCCGCCGCGCCCCCCGCGCCGCGTCATCGCGCGCATTCCTGACGCTCCGCGCGGCGCGGGCGGCGGCAAGGCTGGCGGCGGCTCGGCCAACCAGCCTGTCGAGGATCCAGACTCGCTGCAGTCGGTCGCCTTCGTCAACTTCCTCGACCTGCTTTGCGAGGGGGAAATCAAAGGGCTCGTGCCTGGCGGCCTGAACAACGCGATCACCGGCGACACCGGCGCGCAGACCGACTCGATCTTTCTGGACAACGTCTCGGTCACCAGCAACGGCTTCCCGAACTTCAACGGCTACACCGCCGCGTGGGTGAACGGCACGCAGTCGCAGGACGTGGTTCCGGGATTCGGCTCGGTGTTCTCGACGGTGACGCTCGGCACGCAGGTGAAGTTTGGCATTCCTGTCCAAGCGGCGATCTCGAACACGGAAGCCAACGCGGTTGTGATGACGGCTGCGGTCGATGCGCTGTATAGCGCGGATACGTCCACCGGCGACGTGCATGGCTCAACCGTTGACGTGGTGTTCGAATACCAGCCGAGCGGCACCAGCACGTGGATTCAAGCGCTGCAGATGACGATCACGGGCAAGACGCGCAGCAAGTACGAGCGCAGCGCCCGCTTCGACCTGACCGGCGCCGGCCCGTGGCTCGTGCGTATGCGCCGGCTGACCGCCGACTCGACCAGCTCAGCACTCGCGAACAACACGTTTCTGGACGGCGTCACGACGGTCGTGGACCAGCGGCTGCGGTATCCGAATAGCGCGCTCGTCGGACTGAACCTCGACGCGCGGCAGTTCTCCAGCGTGCCGGCGCGCAGCTTCCTCGTAGACGGCATGATTATCCGCGTGCCGAGCAACTACGACCCGGATCTGCGCACGTACAGCGGCGCGTGGGATGGGAGTTTCAAGCTCGCGTACTCGAACAACCCTGCGTGGTGCTTCTACGACCTGGTGAATAGCACTCGGTACGGGCTCGGCAACTACCTGCAGAACACGTCGATCGACAAGACGTCGCTCTACATGATCGGCCAGTACTGCGACGAGCTGGTGCCCGACGGCTTCGGCGGCCAGGAGCCGCGATTTACCTGCAACCTGGTACTAAGCTCGCAAAAGGAGGCGTACCAGTGTATCCAGGACATGTGCTCTATTTTCCGGGGCATGACGTACTGGGCGGCCGGCAACATCATGGTCACGCAGGACGCGCCCCGTACGCCGAGCAAGATGTTCAGCCGCGCGAACGTGATCGGCGGCAAGTTCTCGTACCAAGGTACCGCCCTGAAAGACCGCCACAGCGTCGCGCTCGTGCGCTGGAACGATCCGGCTCAGCAGTATCAGCAGAACGTTGAGTACGTCGAGAACGCGGACGCGCTGGCACGTTTCGGCGTGCGTACGACGGAGATCCTCGCGGTGGGCTGCAGCTCGCGCGGGCAGGCGCACCGGCTCGGCCAGTGGGCGCTCATCTCGGAGCTGAGCGACACCGACCAGATTACCTTCCAGGCCGGGATGGACGCCTCGACGATGGTGCCGGGCGAGATCATCTACGTCGCCGACCCGACGCGCAGCTCGAAGCGGATCGGCGGCCGGATCATGTCGGGTGACGCCAACTCGATCACGCTCGACTCGCCGGTGGTGCTCGATCCGGGCCAGTCCTACTCGATCATCTATTACGACGGCGTGGGAAACAGCTACACCGCGCCGGTGATCAACACGGCGAATACGACGCCGACGTTGTTCTTCGTCAGCGCGCAGGCGCACATCCCGCAGGCGCCGTTCATGTGGGTGCTGACGGGCTCGAACCTCGTGCCGCAGACCTTCCGCGTGCTGAACGTGAAGGAGACGTCGCGCAATGTGTTCGACGTGATGGCGATCACGTACAACGCTAGCAAGTACAGCGCGATCGACTTCAATACGAAGCTGCAGCTGCCGCCGATCGGCTATGGCGGTGGCCTCGCTGCGACGCTGCCGACGAACTGGTCGCTGACTGAGACCACCTTCATCGCGGCGCCGGGCACGGTGGGCTCGAAGATCATCATGAGCTGGTCTGGCAACACGACCCACTTCATGATCCAGTGGCGCGTGAACGGCGGCATCTGGGTGAGCGACACGACGCGCACGCCGGGCTACGAGATCGACGGCGTCACGAAGGGCGACATCTACGACTTCGTGGTCTACGGCATCAGCTCGGACGGCACGCTGAGCGACGGCCTGGGTGAGACGTACACCATCCACGGCATCAGCGCGATCCCCGGCGCACCGACGAGCCTGACGGCGGCTGCAGACTTCAAGGCAGTGAACCTGAACTGGGCTGCGCCGAACAGCCTCGACCTCGCCTACTTCCAGGTGGGGATGTCGGTCACGAACAACATCGCGACGGCCGGCGTAGTGGGCGACAAGATCGGCTCGACGAACTGGTCGGTCGGCGGCCTGCAGTCGGGCACAACCTATTACTTCTGGGTGCGCGCGGTCAGCACGAGCCTGAATATCGGCCCGTGGAACAGCAACGTCGGCACGTCGGCGGTACCGCTGCAGGCTGGCACGCTGGATCTCGCTTCGCTGTCGGTGACGAACGCCAAGATCGCGATCGCAGCCATCGGTACCGCGCAGATCCAGAACGCCTCGATCACGAGCGCGCTGATCGCGAACGCGCAGATCGTCAGCGCGCACATCGCGAACGCGCAGATCGTCACGGCGCACATCCAGACGGCGCAGATCGACACGCTGCGCATCGGCCCGAACGCGGTCAGCTCGATGGTCACCGCCTCGGGCACGACCGGCTGCGCGATCAACTACACGTCAGGCGGCGGCCAGATCATGGCGATCGCTTCTGGCCCGGTGAACGGCGGCGCCGGCTGCCAGATAAACCTCAACGGCGGTCAGCTCGCTGGCGGTAGCAATACCTACGGCTCTGGGTTCGTGACCATCACGATTATCTGGTCAGGCAGCATCGGCCCGGTCACCGCACTCTTTGACGCGAACGGTTTTGCAGCGCTGGGCGGCAACGCGACCCTTACTATTTTCGAGTCCAAACGATGAGCGACATTCCACGCGATCCGACCGTGATCGATACCGATGGCCGCGACCAGACGCAGGTCCACTACGTGTTCGTCAGCAGCGACGGGCGGCTGCACCAGACCGGGATGATGCCCCGCTGGATGCTGGCCTCGCAGGACGCAGCTGCGCCGGCCGGGGGCCACGTGCTGGAGCTGCCGGAAGGTGCGGATCTGGCGCAGGACTATGCGGACCAGTCGACCACGCCGTGGACTGTGAAGGCACGCCCGGATAATTCAGCTGTCCTGACTGGTATGAAAATCTCTAACGTGCCGAACCCGTCCACGATTACAATCGACGGCGGCGAACCGGCCACGGTCACCGACGGCGAGGTGGATCTGGAATTCACCCAGCCGGGCACGTACGTTATTCAGGTGTCCTCATGGCCGATGCTGGATGCGACTTTTACGGTAACTGAACCTTGAAGATCACTCACAACCCCGACCCGCGACCGCTGCGCGCAGCTGCCTACCCTAGCCAGGGTGACCAGCTGGATGCGCTGTGGAAAATCGTCGACGCGCTTCTGGCTCAGAAGCTCCCGCCGCCTGATGCGATCGCGGTGTGCGCGCAGGTCAAGGCCGTGAAGGCGCGCTTTGTGAAAAAGGACGCCAAATGACCGCAGCCGTTTATGACCTGAAGCTGGAGCAGGGAGAGGACTTCACACCGCTGTGGCAGTTCAGGTGGCCCGGCTCCCAAGACCCGGTGGATCTCACCGGCTGGACCGCGCACATCCAGATTCGTTCGACGTACTACGCATCAGCGATCCTCGCGGATCTGACGATCGCCAACGGCGGTGTCACGCTCGGTGGCGTGCTCGGCACGATCCAGTGGAACCTGCCCGCGACCATGACCGCTGCGATGATCCCGGCCGGCGCTCCATCACCCACGCCGGTGTGGCAAAAAATCAACGGCCGACCGTACACGAAGGTCGGCGTCTATGACGTGAGGCTGTACCCGCCCAGCGGCAAGGTTATGCCGATCGTCGGCGGCAATGTGTATGTATCACCGAGCGTCACGAGGGCTCCATGAGTTACGAACTGGTTATCGAACAGACAGTCTTCGAGGTTGCGACCGACGCGAGTGGTGCCGCCGCTCAGACTGCCGCTACCGCAGCAGCTGCGGCAGCGACCAGCGCAGCTGCTGCTGCAACGAGCGCGGGCGCGGCCGACAACAGCAAGACTGCGGCGGCGGGCTCGGCCACGGCGGCGGCAGGCAGCGCGAGCGCAGCAGCAGGCAGCGCCAGTGCGGCATCTACGAGCCAAGGGGCAGCGGCAGGCTCGGCCACGGCAGCCGCAGGATCGGCGACGGCAGCCTCCGGGAGCGCTACAGCGGCAGCGGGGTCGGCCACGGCAGCGGGCACGTCTGCAGGCACCGCGTCGACTGCAGCGGGCACAGCCACAACGCAGGCAGGCAACGCTGCAGGCAGTGCCACGGCAGCGGCAGGCTCGGCCACGGCAGCAGGCACCAGTGCAGGCGCAGCTGCGGGTTCGGCAGCAGCAGCGGGCACGTCTGAGACGAACGCTGCAGCAAGCGCCACAGCCGCCGCGAGTTCCGCGTCGTCTGCTGCCGGGTTCGCGTTCAGCTCCGACGCGGACATCGCCGTCAACACCGCGCTCGATGCTACCTACACTGGCAAGGCGATTCGCTGGACTAAGGGCAGCGCCGGCACGCTCAATGCACCGACCGCAAACCTGTTCGTCAACGGTCGCACGATCACGATCTGGAATGCGGGTACGGGTCTGCTGACGGTCGCGCGTGCAGCGGCTGACACCAGCGCGTTCTTCGGCGTCGGCTCGAACACGAACTCGATCACCTCGTTCACGCTGATGCCTGGCGAGTGGGTCGTGCTGGTCGGCAAGTCGGCCACGCTGATTGACGTGTTCATGGGTACGGCGGTCGAGGCTCTCAGCCGTCAGCGCATCAACATCCAGACTGACGACGGCGTGAGCGCTCTGCAGGTGGGCGGCGACGGCTCATTCAGCGGCAAGGTCGGTGCGGGCTCGGGCTCGTTCTCTGGCAAGGTGGTTTCGGTCAACAGCCCGAACCTGCTGTACAACAGCTCCGCCGAGTTCGCTATGACCGGGTGGACGGGTACCGCGCTGTCGGCCGGTTTTGGGCCGTCTGGGCAAGGCCCGAACTTCACCAACAACGCGGCGCTCAACGCTGCAGGCAATATGCAGTCTGGGCAGTTCCCGCTCGCGGCGGGTGCGACTTACTCGATCTCGGGCGAGACGTTCACGGGCGGCGTAACCGCAGGCACGCCGCTCATCCAGCTGCAGTTCTTCAACGCAGCTGG